TATCTCACTTCCTCATAAGTTGCTATAAATATATCAGGCTTACAAGGATAAAACTCTCCTTTAATGCCTTTTATTATGTAATCTCCAAATTTTGCTTCTAAATTTCCCTCTAAGGTTGGTATAAGAAAACCACCTTTAATAATAACATCTGCTATTGTAAAATTTCTGGCAAACATACAAGTTTCCATACCAATATTGAATACAAATTCTATACATTCTTCTATACTATCCTCTTTTAATTGTATTGCTTCTATTTCCACAGGCTTTTTAACATATTTCTTAATCATTATCTCACTCCTTCATAAACACCAACCAATGTGTTTTAGCTCTCCTATTACCAAAAAGAGGTTTAACATCAGTTAGTTTTAATATTTCATTAAGTTTAATCTGTGCCTCATTCCACTTGAATATTAGAACTCCATAATTTTCAAGAACTCTAAAACATTCATTAAAACCTTGTTTTATATCCTCTTTCCAGTTATTCCCTAGATGTCCATACTTTTTAGCCAACCAGCTTTTCTCTCCAACTCTCTGTAAATGTGGAGGGTCAAAAACTACTAGATTAAATGTTTCATCTGGAAAAGGTATATTTCTAAAATCTGCAACAAGGTCAGGCTTTATTATTAGTTTTCTTCCATCACATAATACATCTTCAATTTCTCTATTATCCATATACACTGTGTCATCTCTGTTTTTTTGAAACCAAAACATCTTACTACCACAGCATACATCAAGAATTTTTTTCATTATTATTCTCCTAACAATTCTGAGTTTTCATAAATATTCCCTATTACTTCTATTCTTTTATTATTGTTGTTTGTGAAAGGTATATCTATTTCAAAAAACACATCTTTTAAAACAAATCTTGCTTCTTCACTATTGAAAATAACTTTATATCTACTATTATGTAAAGTTACAATGTCTCCCTCATAAATTTCGTCTCCATATTCGTCTTTTAATTCTGTATATTGCATAAGTTCAACATCTTTAAAATCTGTATGTTCATAACAATCAACATCTTCATTTGAAAAAAATATTTCTTTATGGAGAATATCAATACCTAGCACTTCTCCCATTATTTTTTTTTCTTTATGCCAAGCTCTAAATTTAATCTCTCTCATCTTCTTCCTCCCAATCAGCTATATGGCTTATATGGGTTCCATAATTACCACAGTTTTTGCATTCAACCTCTGTTTCGTAATCACTTTCTTCAAGTTCTAATGGATTTCCTTGTTTATCATATCCACTATATTCTTCATAGCCTCCTGTAACTCTTTCATAAAATTCTGTATTTCCACAATGTTTACACTTCCACATTTTTATCTCCTCCAATCTCTCCTGCTCTTACCTTAGCCCAGAACTCGTGCCATTCTTTACTATCAATAACTTTTTGAGCTTCTTCTTTTGTTTGAAAATAGTTGCCTAGCTCATAATTATCATTATCCTCATCACAAAATTCTTCTCCAACACTCCAAGCTTGACCGCCTGAACCTATATAAAAATATTTTTCATCTTCATCAGCTCTCCATCTCTCTAACATTCCATATTCTTTATTGATGTTGTTAATTCTTTTTTTTAATTCCTTTATACAGCAATTTTTTATAACTTGTGGGAACATTTTCTCTTTTGTTAAATATATTTCATAACAATAACCCGATATTCTTAAATCTATATATGGGGTATGTTTACCATCTCCTAAACTTTTTCCATCAGATATTTCTGTCAATTTATCTATATCCATTTTTATTGGATAAAAAGCAGAGTATTCATTATTTATTTTTTTAATTTCTATCTCTAATACCTTTTCTTTTTCCATTTTTATTCTTCCTCCCATATTATTCTCAATCCTGATTGAGAGTTTTTAAGTTCCAAAGTTATTCCTTTTTCTGTTGTAATTAAATAAACAGTTTCTTCTTCTCCTATAACTCTTTTTATTTCTTTGATAATTCCACCTTTATAAAAAGTCCTTGATGCTCCACTAGCTTCTTCTCCAACAGTATATGTTTCACTATGATATGGCATTTCTACATTTATTTCTATTATCTTTTTCATTACTTCCTCCATTATTCTATTTCATTTATGACATCTTCTATAAATTCATCCCAATATTCAAACTTTTTCCCTCTGCGTTTTTCTTCTTCTTCTCTGTATCTATTTATAGAATCACAGTAATCATTCCAGTTGTCTACTCCTCCACATTGCAACGCTTCCATTGTGTAATATGCATCTAATAATAAATTTAAAGTTCTTTCATCTATTCCATACTTATCTTCTTTTATTTTATTAATGTTCATTGCTTCCTCCAAATTATTTATTTTAATATTTCATTTGTACTTACTTTTCTTATTTGATACATTGTTAAATTACTTATTCTTTTATTATTCATTAATTCATAAAATTTCTCTGCCTCTTCTCTCGTATCAAATACCCATTTTTTCTCTAAATATGTATCAAAATATTGCCTAACTTCAAATAGTTCTTTATTTTTCTGCATTACTTCCTCCTCACAAATCTATAAACTTCTAGCTTCTCAGCATATCTCTTAACCTGTGTAAATTCTTCAAAGGTCAATTCATCAGCTCTAAAACTTAATATCTTTTTTATTTCTAATTGCCATATCAATCATCACACAATTTCAAAAGTTTTTCTTTTACTTCATCAAAATTAATTAATTCTGAAGAATTAGAATCAGCATTATCTTTAACATAGATATATCTATTAATATCATAACCACAACCATCGCCATCACTATAAATAACATCTATCTCATTTTCCCAAATAATAAATCTTTTAACTTTTTCAACATTTATTAAATCGTATAGTCCATCTCCAAATTTAAACTTTATATATTTCATTACTCCTCCTTAAACGCTTGAAAGTGTCCTTTATACACTTTCTTCAATTCTTTCACTTGCTCAGGGTTTAGATATATTCCAGCAAGATGATATTTCTTCATAAAGTCCATTCTACTGATACAGTTATCAGCTTCATCGTGGTGCTCTCTACATAAGCACATTACACGATAATTTAGCCCTGTATCACTTTTATATCCACTTGTTCCGACTCTATCAAAATGTTGCAATTCTCCAGGTCTTCCACAAATACAACAAATCTTCTTTTTAAGTGTTACCCAGATGAAAGTATCTTGATAATCTTCTGCAAACAAATCTCTAATCTCTTGCCTAAGTGGTATCTCCCAATATATAGCCATTTCAAATAGCCACTTAACAAAATCATTGGCTTGTTTTTGTGTTAATGAATTTAACGATAGACTAAACCCTCCATTTTGAATTGCTAGGCTCTGTAATGCCTTTATAACATTGTCTGTAAGTTCATCTACTGTTAGGTTATCCTTATTGTAGATAGAAGAAATTAGGAATGCCTGAGCATTTTTAACAGTGTCAAATCCATCATAGACTTTTACAAATTTAGCTTTCATAACTTCCTTTGTATAAGCTAATTCTATAAAACTTGGTCTTGCTCCTGCTTCATTGCCTTGCCAAAAGTTAGCAAAATCATCAAGCAACCAGTATATAAGTTTTTGTGTTTGTCTTGTGTATCCTAATTTCTCCATTTAACTACTCCTATCCTATCTTTAAATTTTTATTTTCAACAAGTTTTGCTCCTTGAACTTCTTCCCCAGCTTTTAGAGCAGCTTTAATTTTTTCCTTAGATATTTTTTCAGTTGTTACAACTTCTATAAATTTCTTGTCTATCAAACTTTCATCATAAATTTCAGTAGTAGTAGACTTAGTAAATTTAATAATTCCTAGTGGAGTTTCTATCTTTTCAATATTATTTACTATCATTGAACTTTTGATATAAGTCTTAAACTTATCTAATTTCTTTTTAATGCTATCTTTCATAGCTTGTAGTCTTTTTATTTCATTATCAAGAGCCTCAATAGTAAGCTCTTGATTTCTAACAACTGCTATTACATTTGCAGATTTATCTTTTAAATCTTGTGCTAGCTCCTCAGTCCATATTGCTAACTGATTTGAATTATCTGTCATTTCTCCTGTTTCTGCATTGATACCTTGTTCTAAATATTCCATTCTTTCAATATAGTCTTTTGCTACATCATAAAATTTCATTTATTCCCTCCTTATTTTTTAAATATTTTTTGACAAGCCTCTTTTAATTGTTCATCTGTCATTTGCCAAAATGCTTCTGCTCCAAAATGTTTTAGAGTTTTTTCAAGTCTTTCTCCTGTAACATATTCAGTTAATTTTTCTATCATTCCAGCTCTACTGTTCAAATATTCTTGTGCCTTGTCTTGTTCTTTCTTAGTTGTTTTTTTAGATTTAGTAGAAAATACAACTGTTCCTTTACTATCTATTATTTCAAGTCCAGTTATAACTTTATCTACAACAGTTATTTCTTTAACTGAAAATTTATCTGTTAAGGCTAATTTCCCCTCTTTACTTTTTTTGATATACTTACTATCACTTATCCATATAAATGGTGATGTATAAAGTTCTCTACCTATTCCCCAATTAAAACAAGCTCTTTTGAAACTGTCTGAGGCAAGTCCTTTTTCTTTTTCTGTAAAACTTTCTGTTCCTGTATCTTCTTTTTCTACCCATATTTTTTTATCTTCATCATAAATAGATACAATACAATTAGCATTCTCTCTACTATGTTTTCTTTGCCAGTTAAGTGGTCCTACTGTTTCATCTAAGACATCCATATCAACTCTAGCATTTTTATATAACAATAAAGAGAAACCATTTTCCTTTACTGTTTGTGGCTTCACATCTATTTCACTCGCTTTTAATGTTCTAAAATTTAAAATCATCTTTCCCTCCTACATCTTTTCTTCTAATCTATCAAACGAATAATTAACACATTTCCAAATAATTTTAACTATCCATATAACTTTAATAATTATCCATTTAATCTTAAATTTAATTACATCTTTATAAAACTTGCCTTTTTAAAATCTTCATTATATAACATTTTTACCACCTCTTTTCTTTGATTTAGCTTTTACTTTTGTTTTATAATATTTACAAAGTTTATCTGCTAAATTCATATTCGCGATAAAATCCATATTAGTTATATTAGTTTTTTCTCCAAATCTTTTTATAGAGCAATTACGATCCCAATATGCAAAGTAACTTATCCTTAAAGCTCCCTTACATAGTTTTACAAACTCTCTTTTCTTTCTAAGCTCTCTTAATTTCTTTTTCATTTTCTCCCTCCATTTCTATATATTTTTCTATTATTTCCACAGCTTCAACAAGTGTTATTCCAGCTGGGAAAGGTATTTTATTCCAGTATTTTTGAAGTGTTTTACAGTGCATTTTTCCCTCCTATTTTTCCATTCTTTCTATTATTTGTAATACCATATCTAATCCACCATTTATACCTATTGCAGTAATTCCTTCAATACCTTCTTGATTTTCATCAACAAAAGCATTTTTTATTTCTTCTTTTAATTTCTTGCTATCTATGTATGCCATTTCTCCTCCTATATAAAATCTCTTATACTTAGTCCTCTGCTTCCGTATGGGTCTTTTTTTTCATATTCCCAAGCAGTTATATTTAATTTTTCTATTTCTATTTCATTTTCTAAATCTTTTAAGTCTTTTATAAAAGTTCCAAACTCGTGATATTTTTCGTTCATTGTGTAAGTATTTTCAGTTTTAGGTGCAGTTATTTCTACATCTATATAACCTACTTTTTCTGTACTATCCCAACTTGCTACTATTGAAGTATATTCATCTTCTAAGTAGCTTAAATCTTTTAATTGTGGGAACACTTTTAATACTTCTGTTCCTACTTTTGTTTTATCTTCTGTGTATAAGTTCCATTCGTGATTAGTAAATTCTAGTGTGAAGTTTTTCATAGCCCCTCCTATTCCCCTAAAACCCATTTAAGACTAAATAATTCAGCTTTTTTATTTGTTATATAAGTTCTATCTTCATCTTCCTTAGCATCTGATACTAAGAAAGATATTTCTTTTTCAAGCTCTTCTATTCTTGTTTTTATTTGTTCTATTGTTTTCATATTTCCTCCTTATTCCTATTAAATCGGATAATTTATTTAAAAAAATTTGAAATCTATGTAATTTCTTATCTTTAACTTATTATATCCTAAATAATCGGATATGTCAAGAAAAAATTTTTATTTTTATCGGAAATGTTTTATAATAATAAAAAATACTGAATAAATAGGAGGTTTTTTATGAATACAACTGCAATAGTTTTAAAAAAATTAAGAGAAAGTAGAAATTTAACAATAGTACAACTTGCTGAACTTGCAGGAGTAGGGAAAGGAACTGTCGGAGATATTGAAACTGGAAAAAGTAAATCTACAATAAAAACATTGGAAAAATTATCAAAAGCACTAAAATTAACAGATGATGAAAGAGGAGAACTATTTTCAAGTTTTGTTCCAAAAGATATAGGAATTAAAATACTTCAAAATCCACTATATAGGCAATTAGACAGTAGAGGCAAAAGACAATTTAATGATATTATAGAACAGTCAGCATTAATGTTTAATGATGAAACTATATCAGAAGAAGATAAAGAAAGAGTTTTAATGGCTATCCAATCGGCATTTTTTATTGCAAAAGAAAAAAATAAAATAAAGAAATAGGCAGGCGATTAAATGGATATAAAATTAAAAGTTTTAAATTTGATTGTAAAATATGGAACTAAAAATCCATTTAAACTAACCAAAAAACTAAATATTGAAGTATTAATTGAAGATTTAGGAGAGGTTAGGGGTTTATTTAAAAGAGTTTTAAGAAGAAAATTTATATTTATAAATTCAAAATTGAATGAGTTTGACAAAATGTTAGTTTGTTGCCACGAACTAGGACACGCTATTTTACATTCATCAAGTGAACATCAATTTTTAATAGATAACACAAGTTTGTTGAGAAGAAGCAGATTAGAAGATGAAGCAAATTTATTTGCAAGTTATTTATTAATTCCAGATGATGAAGTATTTGAGGAATATGAGTTTAAAGAAACAGAAACTAATTTTTTGATGTTGGAAGAAATAAAAAGACTGAGAGGAATGCTTTAATAAAAGCCTATATTAGATAAGTTTAAAGATAAATTTGATAAGTTGGGGTAGGAGGGATTAAAATTAAGTGTGAAAATATTATAAAAGCTAAAAAAATGGATTTAGAAAAAGAAAATGGGAAATATATTTTTGGCTCTAAACCTAAGTATAGTAATTTTCCAAAAGCAAAAGAAAGCTATTTAGAAGCACCATTAACTAAATGCGGAAACGAAATTATAGACAAAATAGAAATTTTTCCTTACTACGAAAATATAAATATCACAAAAGTTTCTTTCAAAATTTTTTATTTTGATGTCATTAGTGGAGAAAAATTTAGAGTAGAAATACAATATATTGTTGAAAATGAAGGTTGGTTTATTAAGAAAAAAGATATAAAAAAGTATTGGGAAATAAAAGTTTATAAGATTAACAGCCAAAAGAACAGTGAAGATATTTTAACGGATGAACAATTATATGGAACTTCTTTATCTAATGAAATTGAAGAAATATTTCAAGAAAATCAAATTAATGAAGCAAAAATAATTGAATTTTTATTAAAATTCAATTATACTAAGTATAGTAAAGGTAGAAATTTAAAAATAGGAGGTAATACAAATGCTTAAAGAAAAATTGGATAACATTATTAATGATGAATTTTCTAATCTTTTTTTTACTGAAGAAAAAAAAGATGAGTTTATTTTTTATACTCCTCAATTTTTAAATGATGGAAATTTCATATATTTTTATATAAAACAAAATGAAAATAAAATAGTTTTTTCTAACGATATGTATAAATATGTTGAAAAAAGTATAAAAAATATTCAAAAAGATAAAAATATAATTAAGAACTACTTTTTAAATAAGAAAACATTTGAAAAATTAATAAAAAATATTGAAAATGAAAAAATAAATCACTCTCTTTTAATGGAAAAAGAAATAAATAAAAATGCTAACCTGAAAGAAGAAATTGGAAAATATTTAATTGCAATTTCAAAATACTATAATTACATTTATGATTATTCTATTATATACAATAAAGATAAAGAAGTAAAAGAAAGAGAGTTTAAAGTAGCAATTAATAATTTTGTAGAAGAATTTAATAAATTAAGTAAAAAGAAAATAGTAAAACTAGAAGATAAATTATATAATAAAATAGATTACTTTGAATATGATAATACAATTATTTTTACTGGAATATATACAGAATTAGATTTACATGAAGCATTTAGTGAACTGGAAAAAAAAGTTAAAGAAAACTATAAAATCAAAGCCTTGATACTAATTGATAAAGAACAAACTAGCCTTGTTAAATATATTAAAGAAAAATTTTTAAAAATACACTCACAAGATAAAGTTAAAATAATATACAAAGATGGATATGCCAAAGTATCAGATAATATAAAAAAATTTATAGGGGTTAATTTAAATGAAGTATAGTAATTTTCAAAAGAGATTTATTGTATATATTTGTAAGTATGATAGTAATGTTCAAGGATATTTATTTAAAGATATTTTACAAAGTTTTTTAAGACATAAAAATAAATATGGACTTGAAGTTAATACAGAAAATGTTTTCATTTTAATTAATAAATCCATAAAAATTAATGGAACCATTTCAAATAAATATATATCTGAAGTATATTCATTAATTTATTTATTATATGAATTAAATAAAAAGGAGCTTATTTATTTTTCTAACTCTATTATAAGCAATGATTTTAAATATAGTGTAACAGCCTTTAAAAATGATGATAGTAATAATATCAATATTGAAAAAGAAAAAAGCAAATTCTTTTTAAAAATTATTAATTCACAAATTTTTATTTCTAGCGACTTAAGAACTTATGTTTTATTTAAAAGATTTTTCTTTGATACTAATGTTTTTATATTTTGGATAGGAGTATTAGTTTCAATAGCAACAATAATTTCAACAATTTACGATATTTTAACTTTCCATTTTAAAGAATAGTACCCAAGCCACCTGACAAGTGGCTTTTTATATTAACTAATAATAGTAATTTTTTCAATTTTCTTTCCAAAAATTCCATTATAATTATTTAATAAAAATTTATAATAAATTTTGTTCGTTTCTTGATAAACTATGAATTATATAGTACAATAGGTATATAAATTATTAAGGGAGGGTTTTATATGAAATACAAAATCAGTTTTGATTTTAAAATTATTGATGTATTTTTATTAATGGTTGTTTCTTTAATTTGGATAATTGTTACTACTCTTATTTTTAGTTTTATAGCTGGAGCGATAGGAAATTATTTTATAGCTTCGTTGTTAGTGCCTTTAATTATATTAACATCGTCTATTGCTATTATAATTCATATAGTCAAATATATTTGTGAGGGAATAACAATTTATCCAGTTACAAAGGACGGGCAAGAACTAAATAAAGAAATACAAATAAATAAGCCACTATAATGTGGTTTATATTTTTATTAAAGGAGATAAACAATATGAATATTTTTAAATTTGAAAAGAAAAAAAGGGGAATACTTGGTTTTGAATTTCCAGAAGAAATTTATAACTTATTATATGTAAAAAAAGAAATAAAAACTAGAAAAATTTTTAAATTTCCTTTTATTAGCCCAGAACAAATAGAACTTAAATTAGGAGTTAAGACGGAGCAAGGAATGATTGATACAAATTTAGAAATAGAAAAACATAGTGAGGATTATAGTAAATTAAAAATATATTGTATTGAATATGCTAAATTATCACCTAAAGAGCGATATAGTTACTTAAAATGGCTCGAGACACCGTACAATAAAGAAAATGTATCAATATCATTTGTTTTTTTGTTTTTAACAGTTTTAGAAAGAAGAATATACACAAATGATAAAAGAAAAGAAGCATATATAGTATTAAAAAAATTATTTTATATATATTGTTTTGAAAAATCGTTCTCTCAATACGCTTTCTATACATTAGCCTATTATGGTTTTATTAATAATGAATTTGATGTTATTAAAGATATAGTTAAAAACTATAATTATATTGGAAATTCTCCAATAGGAATTTTCTGTAAATTTATTTTTAAAATTCCATTGTATGCAAAAGATTTAATGGATATATCTAATTCTGTAAAATTTAAAAATAAAAATTATATAAAAAAATTTCCAGAAATGTTTGAAAAAATATTAAATAAACTTATTGTACAAAAATTTAAAAATTCGTTTATAAATATTACTGATATAATAATTCTAAAAAATGGAAAAAACTTAGCAACAGATGATTTATATGATATTGTTAAAGATAAATTAAATTCACGATTTTTAATATCTAATTTTAATCTTAGTTTAGATTTGAATGGTGAAAAAATTAGGTATTATAATTTTTTTGAAGATAAAATATTTACAGAAAACATTTATAATCTACTCTTAGAAGCTCATCAAGAATTAAAATTAACTTTAAGAGAAGAAAGAAAAAAGCCACTTTAAATAGTGGTTTTTATTTTGAAATTAAATATTTGACATTTCCAATTAAAACGGATATAATAAAAAGAGAGGTGAGTTTATGAATAAAAGTAAAGAAAAAGAAATTGCACAAAAATTATATTCAAAAATAGATTTATATTTAAGAGAAAATAATCTCAATAGATATGAAGTTGCTAATAAAATGGGGCATAGGAAACAAGCAGTTTCCGAAATTCTTTTAAAATTGAAAGATGGAAAATTTCCAAGACTTCAAAGTCTTTTAAAATTACAAGAGGCTCTTGAAATGCCTATAATTTTTTTTAATTTATAATTCCGATTTAATCGTACAAAATAAAAACAAAAAAGATTAAAGGGCTATTCTTCAATCTTTAATGTCTAAATTTTTTAATTATAAAAGGGCAGGATATGGAAATAAAAATTTATAGTAAAAAAGAAAGATATGAAATTATAAAAAATAAAGCTACTGAGGCAGTAACTTTATTATTAAAAGATGATGTTATTTTTGATGAAGAAATAGAAATATTGTGTGAACTCATCAAAAATGAATTGAAGTTTAAAAATTCTTAATAGGAGAAACTATGGAAATTAAATTTAACAAAATTAAAATCAATGAAAAAACAGGAGATTTATTCATTGATGATATAGCAATACAAGGTGTTGCTGAAAATGGAGTTTCTATTGTTATAAATGAAAATACAAAAGAAATAAATATAAAAATAATTAATTTTGAATCACTTGAAATAATTAACAATTAGAGATGAAGAAACTTGGACTGCGATGTCTTTTAATGCAGTTAGTGAAGAAACACCTATTTTTTTAGATATGTTAAGCGTTTTTTCCCAAACAGAGTTATCCCTAATTTCTAAAAGAAAGAAATGACCTTTTGCTGTTAAGTCTTTAACTTCTATGCTATTTCTATAAAAAGACATTTCTAAAAGTTTTTCTTGTTCAATTATTTTTAAATGATAAACAACTTCTGAAATTGTATATTTATCTAAAAATTCTAATTCAGGTCTTTTATAAATACTTTCTTCAAATTTTGGGAAAATAAATTTATTGATTTCAGATTGTAATAAAATATCACGAATTAAATTAATATTCATTTTCATATTATTAAAATTTCCTTTCTTTTATAAAGTATCTTGCAAAATATATTATAAATCAAAGGAGTAAATAATACAAATCTAAGGCTAGTCCTTAGACACATAGCCATAAGTTTTTCTATCTCCTCCGAAAATCTGAAAGATGTTTTTCTTGTGGCTATGCGTGTAAGGTGTAGCTACTGGATAAAACTAAGTCCCAGAATGGGGTAAGCTTCACAGCTGAGAATCTTATGTTTTATTCCCTTACAGATTTAAGCATTCTAGGATGTAAACAAGCTAGTGGATTTTATAGGATAGCAATATCTGAATTTTAAAACTAGCCGTACCGTTGTAAGTCCGTCAATTTGCAACTATATTTTTTGTCGTTTGCAGTTTTATGATATAAAAACCGACCATCTTACATCTTTACCTAACACAGAAAAGGCAAGACCTAATCTGTGGATAATTCTAGGCAGCTGGTAAAGATGTATGATGTAAAACTATTTGGAGAGTTATGTAAGTCTGGTTTAAGCAAGTCCTCGAGGTGTTTCGTGGGTTCGAATCCCACACTCTCCATCATACTAATTTTTCAAGATTTATTCAAGATAAATATTAATTTTTTTTATATATATCAACGAAATTATTAAGATTTTTTCTGGAGAAGTTAATAAGAATATGCATAAAATATTTTAAAATATTTTATATTTTAGTTTCTTATTGAAATTAAATGATATTTTAATACTATAAATATTTTGAAATATTTTAATGTAAAATAAAATTCTAAAAAAATTCTAATAATTTTTCTATATATATCAATAGAAAATAAATAAAAATTTTACATTTTATAAAAAAATTAATGCATTATTTTACATCAATATTTCCTACCAAATTTCCTACTTGTGAAATGTTGATGATAAAAGAAATATTAATATTTTTCCTATAAAGTCCAACTAAATTTATTAATTGAATTAGTGGAGGCTACTTAATAGCTTGCTCGCTAATAGGTAGCTTTCACTGATTGAATTAATAAAGAGAGAGTGAGCAAGCTCTCCAATATATAGGAGGTAATGTAAATGTCTAAAAGATATTATTGGTTAAAACTTAAAGAAGATTTTTTTGAACAAAGAGTTATAAAAAAACTAAGAAAGATAGCAGGTGGAGATACATATACTATCATCTATTTAAAATTGCAATTATTAGCAATGAAAAATGATGGTAAATTAGTTTTTGAAAATGTAGAAGATGATTTTGCTTCTGAAATGGCTCTTGAATTAGATGAAGATGTAGAAAATGTAAAAGTAACATTAATGTATTTAGAAAAAAATAATCTTATAGAAACAATTTCAAATGAAGAATATTTTTTACCAGAAGTTTTAGCAGTAACAGGAAGTGAAACAGCTAGTGCTATCAGGGTTAGAGAACATAGAGAGAAAAAGAAAGCGTTACAATGTAACAACAATGTAATCACAAAGAAACAAGATGTAATAGAAGTGAAACAAGAATGTAGCGTAGAGAAAGAGAAAGAGAAAGATATAACAACTAATATAAATAATTTAGAAAATATAATAGAGAGTGATGAAAAAAAAGTTGTTGTTAATTCTAATGGAGCATTACAACAAGAGATAAAAATGCTCTTAGGAGTAAGAAAAATCAAGCCATATGACATTATAAAACTCAATAAACCTATTGAGCGTATTAAGTTCGTCATAGATTTTTGCAATAGGCATAATAAAGCTGATGGCTATTTATACAAAGCACTAAAAGATGATTGGGAGTTAAAAGAAGTCCAGCAAGAAGAAAAGCCTTGTTATTTTACTAAGCCAAAAGAAGCATACAAGGAGCTGGTGTAAATGAAAATAGATTCTATATGCTATGAAGAAAAAGCCTTAATATCAATGCTATATTTAGCAAGTGATATTAAATATAAAAATAAAATTAAGAATATTCCAATTAAATATTTTTCTAGTTTAGTTCAAAGTTTTATAAAAAAATATAAGACTTATGAAATGAAAAATCTATCAGTTGATAGTTTACTGGAAGAAAAAGAATATAAAAGTTTTTTAGCTGAGGCTTTTGAATTACCAATTGTAGTATTGGAAGAAAACATAGACAAATATACTAAGGTGCTTGAAAATAGATATTATAAGAACTGTATCATAGAACTTGCTAACACTCCAAATGAGTTGATAAAAGAGAAAATCAACGAATTGCATTCGGAAGTTGTAAAAGAAAATGATAAGAGTGTTAAAGTTGCAGATATTAAAAATCTTGAAAGTCTATTTTATGAAAGTTTAGAAGAAAATGAGACAGTTAAGACTGGTAAATTTAGACTTGATAAATACCTAAAATTTACTAAAAGAGATTTACATATCATAGGAGCAAGACCAGGAGTAGGGAAATCTGCATTTGCTCTTTATATAGCACTTATGATAGCTCAATTTTCAAGAGGGTTATTTTTCAGTTTAGAAATGCCACTAAAACAAATAGTTCAAAGAATTATTAGTAATCAAACTAGGATAGAACTTGAAAAATTAGAGAACAAAGAAAAATTTAAGGAGCTAACAGCAGATGAAAAAGAGGTTGTAAATGTCTTGTTTAAGAAACTACTAAGAAAAAGTAACTTAATCCTTTATGATGGAAACTTTAAAATTGATGAATTAGAAGAGTATATCAAGAATGAAAAAGAAATAAATGGGCTTGATTATATAGTTGTTGATTATTTACAGTTGGTAAAATCTAATAAATCTGGCAGATATGAACAAATAACAGATGTATCTATAAGGCTAAAACAAATAGCAAAAGACTATGATATAGCAGTTATTGCACTATCTCAATTATCGAGGGAAATTGAAAAAAGAGCAGATAAAGATATTTACCTTGCAGATTTTAGAGAAAGTGGGCAAATAGAACAAGATGCTTCAACTATCTTAGGGCTAACAACAGAGCCAACAACAACTGAATATAAAGAACTTATGAAAGTACAAATATTGAAGAACAGACAGGGACAACTTGGAGTAATGAAATATGACTACTATAAGAAAAATCAAACATTTTTTGAAGCATAAAAATTAAAAATATAGGAGTAATAGATGAGTAAAAATATAGAAATTAAATTTGAAAAGATAGAAATTACTGAAGAAACAGTAACGCGATTAATAAATGAAAATGCAAAACTGGAATACAAACTATGGATAGAAGAGAGAAATAGAGAATGTATGTATTTCAATGCTGAGCATTTTAAAGATTTATCCGAGCATTATAGAAAGTTGTATTTAGAACAAAAGCGAAAAAATAATGAATTGAGTGCCATTATAGCAACATTAATTATATTCTTAGGATTAATTGTATTCTTAGGAATAGTAGGATTAATTATTTAAAAAAATTTTTAAAATATAGGAGGAACAGATGGTAAATAAAAAAATGACAATGAGAGATTATTACAGAGGCTTTATAACAAGAGCTAATAAAGAAGCTGGAATAATTTATAATGCTAGTAAATTAAATAGCAAGGAAGAATGCGAAGAATATCTTTTAAATTTAATTAAGAATTTAAGACATAAGAAGCAAGATAACAAGGCTTATATCAAAGAGATAGATGATTTAAAAGAGGAAATTGAAATTTTAAAAAAGGATAATGATAATTTAGCTGCTCAAAACAGAAATAGAGATTTTTTGTTTAAATTAGCTAATGAAGCTACTGGGGACTATTTCAATGAAAAGTTAAAACATCATATTACAAAAAAGAAAGTAAAAGAATGTAAGAAAATAATTTATAGTTTACTTACAATCAGTGTTATAGAAGCAGTTTCAATAGTAATGCTTTTATGGAAATGATAAGATGAAACAGTACACAATCTTTAAGAGAGGTGAAGTTTAATGAATAATTTAATAAAAATAGAAGTTAGAAATGAACAGCAATTAGTTAGTGGTAGAGAACTTCATAAGTTTTTAGAAGTGGGTACTAGGTATGATACTTGGATAAATAGAATTATAGAAAAATATAATTTTATTGAAAATAAAGACTTTATAGTGGTTGCTCAAAAAAGAGCGAGCAACGAAATTAAGGGATATACCGAATTTGATGACCATTTAATGACAATAGCAATAGCTAAGGAAATTGCAATGGTATCTAACACAGAAAAAGGAAAAGAAGCAAGAATATATTTTATTAAATGTGAAGAGGCTTGGAATAGTCCTGAAATGATATTAGCAAGGGCAAATCAAATTCAAAGTAGAATGATTGAGAACTATGTTGATAAAATTAAAATTTTAGAAAATAAGATAGAAGAAGATAAGCCAAAAGTTGAGTTTTATAATGATGTAACTGATAGTAAAAATACTTGTGATATGCAAACAGTTGCTAAGACTTTAAATTTTAAAGGAGTTGGAAGAAATAATTTATTTGAAATTTTAAGAAAAGAAAACATCTTACAATCTGATAATAAGCCATATCAAAGATATGTTGATAGTGGTTGGTTTAGATTAATTGAAACTAAGTACAATGATTATAAAACTAGCGAAGTTAAAATCAGTTATAAAACAGTTGTATTTCAAAAAGGTATTGAAAAAATATCAGCATTACTAAAAGACTTAGGCTATACAAAGGTAGCTGGTTAAGATGAAGCAAAGATTTGAAATACCATATAAGCCAGATTCAACGAATACACATTGGAGAAGAGGAAACAATGTAACTTATCTTAACAAGAAAGGTAAAGAATTTAGAGATAATGTTCAACAGTTTATCAAGTTACAGAAATACAAAACTTTTAAAGGCAAAATTAAAGTTAAAATAGAACTATGTTTCAAGAGCAAAAGAGAAAGAGATATAGACAACTATTTTAAAGCGATATTAGATAGTTTTAACGGCTTTCTATATGAAGATGATAAATTAATCTATAAGTTATCTTCAAGCAAAAAATTAGGCTGTGATAGAGATTATTTTATAATTGAAGTGGAGGAGTTATAATGCAGGACTTAGAGAAATTAAAAAAAATAATTGAAGAATCTGGAGATGGCTATTATAAGTTAAAAATAAAGAATGGAAAAATAATAAAAATTTTTTATGAAAAAAATCTCTTACTAGAAAAATAATTTTACTTTTTTCTAAAATTTCTTATAATTTAAATATCATAAAATAGTAAGGAGATGATTTTCTTTGAATAAACATGATTTCAAAAAAATCTTTAATAAAGTAAAAAAAGATAAGGTTTGGATAGAGGATGAAAAGGGGGGATTAGAATATAGTAAAAAATTAATAGAAGATTTTGAAAATCTTTCTAATTCATCTTTAAAAATAGATACTAATAAAGAAAATTCTCTTTATAAATATTCACCAGCAGACAGTTATTCAATTGAAAATTTGAAAAATTCAGAATTATTTTTTAACTTTGCTAGGAATTTTAAAGATGGCTTTGATAGTTTATTGAAAATGATGTCTAAGGTTGAACCTATATATAAAGATAAAATAGGAACTAAATTGGAAAAATTATTTCAAAGAGATACCTTAGTTACTTGTTTTACGGAAGAAAATTCAGATAAAACAATGTGGAAAAAATATGCAGGTAATCATAAAGGATTTTGCCAAGAATTTAGTTTTAAAGATTTTCAAAAAGAATATCTGCATTCTCATATAAAATATGATGACAATCATATTGAGAATATTTGTCCAGTAATATATGATAATGATATATATGATGGTACAAAATTTTTTCCAAAAGGAAGAGGAAATGGTTTTTTTGAAAAAATTAATAATGATGAATTTTTTAATTTTAGATGTGTAGTACAACCATTGATATTTTTTGTTACATTAACTAAAAAAACGAAGTTTTTATATGAAAAAGAGTGGAGATGGTTTAAGCTATATACTCATGATTTAAAAGATAAGGATAATTTTAAGATATTAGAAAATAAAAAAGGTGCATTAAGAAAAGTATTATTACCAAAAGCAATATATTTAGGGAAAGATATTGAGGAGGAAAATAAAAAAGAAATTATAGAGATATGTAAATCTAAGAAAATAAAAGTATATCAAATGGTAGAAGAAAATGATATTTTAAAACCTATTCCTATTGAAATATAGTAGAAAAAATAGTATAATATAGAAAATAAAATATGCATAAATGTTGGGAAAGTTCTAATCGCATTTATTAAAGATAGCTAGATAAATAAGTTTAGCCATTTTTAGTAATTGCGATTTTTTTATTTTTATTCCAAAAGGCAGGTGAGTTCAAATAGCAAAATCAAAATGGGAAGATGTAAAAGAAAAGTTAATACTTGTTCAAGGTTGGGCTAAAGATGGACTTACTGATGAACAAATAGCAAAAAATTTAGGAATAGCAGTTGATACATTTTATAGATATAAGAACAAATATTCAGAGTTTTCAGAGGTCTTAAAAAAAGGGAAAGAAGTAGCAGACTATGAAGTAGAAAATGCTCTATATAACAAAGCGATAGGATATAACACAAAAGTAAAAAAAGCATTTAAACTTAAAAAAGTTGAATATGATGATTATGGAAAAAAGGTAAGGGAATATGAAGAAATAGTTTTGGCAGAAGAAGAAATCCATATACCGGCAGATACAACGGCACAAATATTTTGGTTAAAGAATAGAAAATCAAGTAAATGGAAAGATAAGCAAGACATAGATATAGAAGATAACAATGTATCTATAACTATTAATGGAGTTAAAAGAAATGGAAATTAATATACAAGCTAACGAACATTTTATTGATTATCTAAATAACTGGGATAAGAGATTTTATTACATCGTTGGAGGATATGGAAGCAGTAAATCATATCATACAGCCTTAAAACTAATATTAAAGGCATTGCAAGAGAAAAGAAGAATATTAGTAGTTAGAGCAGTTTATAGGACTATAAAAGAAAGTTGCTTTTCATTATTAAAAGGAATTATCAGTAATTACAGCTTAAATAGCTTTTTCACATATACAACAAACCCTTTACACATTAGAGGAAGGAATGGGAGCGAATTTATTTTTATGGGACTTGATGACGCTGATAAATTAAAGTCTATTGATAATGTAGATATGATTTGGATTGAAGAGTGTCCTGAAATTAGTTACAACGCTTTTAATGAATTGAATGGAAGATTAAGAGCATTAGGAAAAGACTTACATATATTCTTAACTAATAACCCAGTTAGTATTAATAACTGGACTTATGAAAGATTTATTAAAAAAGCAGGAATAGATGAAGAAGAACTTTATCAAAAAAGAATTATATTAACAGATGATACTTACTACCATCATTCAGTTGTTGAGGATAATGCTTTTGTTACTGATGAATATATAAAACAATTAAAGAATTTTGAAACTTATGATATTGAAAGATACAGAATAGCATATCAAGGAAGATTTGGAATAGTTGGAGAGAGAGTATTCAGCAATATTCAAAAAGCTAGTGATACAGAAGTACAAGCAATAGTAAAAGAATTAAGTAAATATGGATTAGGTAATTTATACGATGGCTTAGATTATGGATTCAGTATTTCATATAATGCTTTAGTTAGAATGGCTATAGATAGAGAAAATAACATTTTATATATTTATGATGAATTATATAACAAGAACTTAATCACAAGTGAATTAATAGGTGCTATGAGTTATATCAAGCAAAATCATAGAGAGATTATTGCAGATAATGCAAGACCTGAAACAACAGAAGAAATAAGGCGTGCAGGATTTAAAATAATCAATTGTGAAAAAGGTGCAGGAAGTGTATTAGATGGATTACAGAAGCTCAAGAGTTTCTATAAGATTATAGTTTCTGATAAATGTAAGAACACATATAGAGAACTTACTGAACTATGCCACGAAAAAGATAAGAACGGGAATTACTTAGAGAATAAATTCACAATAGACCCACACACTGTTGATGCTATGAGGTATGGACTAGAAAAGTATAAGGCTACTACATTTAAGAATGGAGAAATAAGAAAGCCACTAGGAGTTTAAAAATGGAAAAATCAAGGATATTAAAAGCATATAACGATTATATACAAACTGATATTCATAGAAATTGTGAAAAATATAGGAAATTATCAGACGGGAAAAGTGCAGATGTATTTTTTGCAGATGTAAAAGCAAGAGTTAATTTGGAGTATATGGGAATAGTTAATGATAAAGGTTATATGAAATCTTATTATATTGATAACTTTAAAAGTTTGAGAACAAATAGCACAGGATATAGTCTTAAAGATTTAGTTGCAGGTAATGGAATATTACAGGCAACAACAAGATTATATGCAGAATATGCAACAAGTAAGAAGTTAGTTACTAATCAGAAAGATTTTGAATTAATAAAAGATTTTGACCTAGATGATTTACTAGGCAAAACTATGGTTATTCAATCTTGGGCTGGTAAATTGCTTTTAAAAGGAGTTACAGAATTAGAAAAATTTAGTTTTTATCCAGTAACACCAAAAGATTATTTCCCAATTAGAAATGAATATAATCCAAAATTAATAGATGGCTATGTAATTTATAACTTATCAACAGATGATAAAAGTAAAAAAACGCTTATATGTGAAATCTATGAGTTAGATAGCATTGAGTATAGAGCATATAAAATAACTGATAACTCTATAACTGAGACAAATTATCCTTTTAATTTAACAGATAATGGAATGGTTAAAAATGGCTTAGGTTATAGGGATAAACAAGCGCAAGGTTGGGCAGTAGTAGAAGTAGAGAACATTTTTGGTAAAAGTGATTATAATGATGATTTAGTTGGAAATGTAAGAGAGTTAGTAATTGGAGATACTTTAACATCACAAGCATTTCAAAAGGTTGCTAATCCATTGTTGCAAGTTCCAGATAGTGTAATAGAAGTTGATAAAAATGGTCGTAGTACCGTAAGACTAGATGGAAGAGTAATTATTGTAAATAAAGATGATAAAGAAGTTAAACAAGTGCAGCTTGAAACCAAGACACAGGAATGGAAATTACACAAGGAAGACATCAAAAATGATATTTATAAACAACTTGGAGTTAATGATTTAGCTTTTGGAATTGATTTAGGTGGAAGTATATCAAGTGGAGAAGCTAAAAGAAGAAGTTTGGAAAGGACTATTGCAACAGTAGAAAGTAAAAGGTCCAAATGTATTACAGGAATAAAAAACATTATTCTATGGGGATATAAGAAGTTAAAAGGACAAGAAATAGATTTACAAATAGAAGCACAAGATATTTTGAGTTTATCTTTAACTGAAAAAATGGCTATTATAGTACAAGGTATCCAAAATAATGTAATGAGTTTAGAAACAGCTATTAAGTTTTTGGGGATACTTGGAAAAGATACAGATAAAGAAATAGGATCAATAAAAACTAATATAAGTTATCAAGAAAAGCTAATTAACATTATGAATATACTTGCTGGAATTACAAGAGAAGAAGAATTACAAGTTAAATTAGAGGAGCTTTCAAAAGATATAATGAAAGATTTAGGACTAGAAGTAAAGGAGGAATAACATATGTTCCCCTTAGCACAAGAAAATAGATTAAGAATAATATTTCAATTTTATACAAAAAAAAGAGTTGGAAGAGCGAGAAAAAGCGTAAGTAATGGACAATTACCATTATTTGAATTAACAGATGAAGAAAAAAGAAACATTATAAAAGATTTAACAAAAGTTGCTATTGATGTTAATTTATCAACATTTGAAAGTTGGCGAACTTTAACAGATGAAGATTTAAAAAGAACTGATTTAACTGGTGCTAAGTATTGGATAAAAAAGAATTATGATTTATTTAATAATACAACAGTTACAGCAGATAAATTAATGGATATAAGGCAACAAAGAATAGTAGATACAATCAAAAATTATAATAGAAATTTAGATGTATTAAAAAATGGAGAAGTACCAAAGTCTACGTTAAACGCATTGAAGCGAGATATTGCAAATAACAGAGCCAGTAAAGAGATTAAAGATATTGTTAAGAGTATAGAAAATGGAACATATACTCAAAATGATATTAATAATTTACAAAAATGGCTTAATAGAAGAAATGAAAACCTTGCAAGAAATGAAACAGGTAATTTATATGCACAAGAAGTTAAGGACCTAATGATTGAAAATGGTATAGAGCATTTTGTTTGGCATACTATGAAAGATGATAGAGTTAGACCAGAACACGCTGAACGAGAAGGCTTAGTATTTAGTATCAATGATGAATTGCCAGGAGAAGATTTTAATTGTAGATGTTGGGCTGAGCCTATTAGATTAAATTAATTTTGTGTGAGCAATTGCACGAGAGGAGAAACAATGGAATTAAAAGATGGAAAAATAGTAATAAGTGATGAAGAAAAGAAAATACTAGGAAGTGATGAGGGTAAAAAATGGCTAACTGATAACAAGTTTATGATTGAAACAGTAAAGGAAGTAGACAAGCCTTTAACAGCAGAGGCAGTAACTAACTTTATAAGTAAAAATCAAAGTTTATCAGATAAACTGTATAATGACAATGCTATTAAATTCTTAAAATCAAAATTAGGAGATAAGGTAACTTCTGATGATTTAGGAAAAGAAATAGTATTTAAAAACAGTTTTGATGATTATAAAAAGGAAGCTATTAAAACAGCAGCAAGTTTTGCATTAGGAGCAATATCACCTAAATATAGTTCAATGCTTGTGAATGCAGTAGACTTTTCTAAATTAGATATTAAAGATGGTAAGATTACAGGTTTTGATGAACAAGTTGCTAATTTTAAAACAACTTATCCAGATTTATTTAATGATAAAGGAAGTACTACACCACCACCATTGCCACCTAATAATGGAAATTCAAAAGTTACTTATGATGATTTTTTAAAGATGGATGATGTGGAAAAATCAAAATTAACAGATGAACAATTAAAGGAAATATTAAGAGAAAAATAGGAGGATGTAAATATGTCATATCAAACTTTTAAGCCAGAAGTATGGGCAGAATTAACAAATAGAAACTTAAATAAGCAATTAGTTTTTGGTGCATTAGCAAACAGAAATTATGAAGGTAAGATAGAAAATATGGGAAGCTCTGTAAGAGTGCCAAGTATAGGGTCAGTTACTGTTGGAGATTACACAGGTGCAGATATAACATTCCAAGAAGACACAGGAGCATATCAAACAATCAATATCAATAAAGCTAAATATTTTGCCTTAAAAATGGACGATGTTGATAAGGCTCAAGCTATACCAGGAGTTATAGAAGCATTAACAGACCAAGCTATTTATGAAATGGCTGATGTTGTTGATATAGAACTTGCTAAATTATATGCAAAATGTAAAAGCAAAGTTGCTGGTGTTATAGGTACTGATAAAGTATCAGATAAAATAATAGATTTAGCAGTAAAAATGGACGAAGACAATGTCCCTACTGCAAATAGATGGCTTGTAATTTCACCTGAAATTTATGGACAACTTATAAAAGAAGTTCCAACAATTTCAAAAGGGGAAAATACACTAGGAATTAATCAAAGCTATTTTATTGGAAGCTGGGGAGGATTTACTATTTATAAATCTAACAATGTACAAAGAACAGCTAAGAAATATCACTGTATGGCAGGAGTAAGTGCAGGATTAACTCTTGCAATGCAAATAAACAAAATGGAAGCTGGAAGATTTGAAAAATCATTCGGAGAATATGTAAAAGGATTACAATTATTTGGTTGTGATGTTATGGAAACAGAAACAGGTAAAACAAAATTACTATGTGAATTAGAAATATCACAAGCATAATGGAGAGTTAAAAGCTCTCCCCTTGTTTTAAGGGGGATAAATGATAGGTTATGTAACATTAGATGAAGCAAAAGAATTTATAGAAAATAGATATGAAGAAGTATCAGATACAGAATTATCAAAAGGCTTGTATAAGGCATTGGATAAAATTGAAAGTTTAATGATAAGAGATAGTGGAAAATCAGATAAACAAGAATTAATATTCCCTAGAATTGATGAAGAAAAAGTACCTGATGAAATTAAAAAGGCTCAAATACTTGAAGCATATTCAATAGTTAAAGACTTGGAAGATGAGAATACAGGTGATATTGAAAAAGGCATTGCTAGTAAATCAATAGGGGATATGTCTATAAGTTATACAGCAAATAATACAAATAAAATAGGAGCAACCGTATTTGCAAATGCTCAAGCTAAAAATATTCTCTATAAGTATGTGAGGAAAACTTATGATTGGAGTTAATGTAAAATTTACAACTGAAAGTTTAAAAAAGTTTGCAGAGATAGAAAAGCAATTAAATCTATTAGCAAAATGGAAGTTAGTTGTACAGTTCAATGAAGATAATACAGAAGAAAATGGTCAAAAAGTTGAACTTATAGCAATGTGGTTAGAGTATGGGAATGAGGGATTTAATGTTCATTATCCTGCTCGTCCATTTTGGAGAACAGCAATAGATGCGAATATGCAAAAAATAATGAATAGATTTATTCATAATGCTAAACAGGTAGCAGAGGGCAAAATGCAAGCCAAGCAATGTTTCGAAGATATAGGAAAACAGATAGTTCAATATATTAAAAAAAGCATAGAGCAAGGAAGCTGGGCAGAACTTGCAGAAAGCACTATAAAAGCAAGAGAAAGAAAAGGGAAAGATTCAAAGCCTTTAATTGATACTAGGACAATGATTAATAGCTTGGAGTATATAGTCAAGGAGATTTAAAATGAAATTTAAATTATCACAGTTTGCAAAAAATGAGTTAAGAAAATATCAGGTAACTAGAAAATCTGAATATGATATGCACAACCCAGATGGAGCAAAAGAAGTTTATCATTGGGATATGATTATTTATAAGAAAACTCTAAAAGTAGCAACAGCAGATCCTAATTCAGCAATTAAAGTTTTAAATCAACTTAACGGAAAGATACTTAAAAGCTATGGATTAAGACTAGGAGATATTATAACAGTTGAAAGTATTAATTATAGAGTAGTTGAATTATTACCAAGATTATATGCAGATTTTAATGAGTTTGTGTTGGAGATGATGAAAGATGAATAACATAGATTTAGAAATATTGTTCCTGGACAAAATAAAAGAATTAAATAATAAATTTCAAGTTATACCATTTGAACATCTTTCAAAAGTAAATGGGCAACTGAAATTACCAAGAGTAATAGCAAGGACTATTTCTAATAATGTAATTCATAGATATACAAATGATAGAGAAGACACAAAGAAATACGGAGTTTTTAAACAAACAAATATAAACAAGCATATAATAAGTTTTTCATTTACTCTAAATAAGAAAGATAGTTATGCAGATGTAGCAATAGTTAGGGATTATTTCACCAATATAGAAGCTATAAATTGGTGGATTAAATTAAATGGTCTGAACTTAGTTATTGAAGAAGTTGGAGAACTAAAAGACATTACAGATTATACAGCAAGTGATTTATTAGAAAGGTATGTATTTGATGTAGTGGTAAGAACTTCTAAGGAATTAAGAACAGAAATAGAAATTATAAAACAAGTAGATTTTGAAATTAAAGGAGGCAATTAATGGGAATAATATTAGGCGCTGAAAAGAAAATAGTATTTTTAAATACACACAAGCCAAGTCCAGTGGATCAAGCAACAGTCAATATTATAGGTGTGTTTAGTACTAAGAAAGCTATAACAGAGCAATTAATAACAAGTATAAAAGATGTAACAGGAGTTGCTGCAACAGATGATGTTTATAAGATATTACAAGCAGCATTTACAGCAGGAGCTAAACAAGTATTAGTATTTGGTAAGGTAGTAACTGGAAGCAATTACAAAGAGTTATTTGATAGTGTAAAAAATGATTGGTTTGGTACTGTAACAGATGAAACAGATATAGAAAAGATACCAGCTATATCAAAAGAAATTGCAGCAAGACAAAAAATGTTATTTGCACAAGTAAAAACAGATACAGATATTATGACAGCAGAAGCTAAAATAAAAGCTATTGCAGAAGATACAACATCATTATTTTTCAGTAAAAATGATGAATTAATAGCAGGAGCAGTTGCAGGATATTCAATACCACAATTCCCCGGAAGTGTATTGATAGCCAATAAGTTAATCAATGGAGCAGTAGAAAGTGGAATAAGTGGAGCAGAACAAGGAGTTTTAGACAAGAATAAATCTAACTATGTAGCAAGAATGAAAGGACAACTAGGACTTGCTAATGGTGTAACTGTAACAGGCGACCCAATAGACTTTATTCACTGTGTTAAGGCTTTACAATTTAGACTTGAAGAAGATATTACATTATATTTAAAAGCTACTCCAAAACCTACATTTGCAGATGTAGACCCATTGAAAGCAGTTATTTTAACTAGATGTAAACAGTTTGAAAGAATGAAAGCATTGATTGAAGATAAGACAGTTGTTGATATAGTGCCACTTGAAGAAATACCAAAGAATGATATTTTAAATGGTAAATTAACAGGTGTAAAAATAACAGTTTATTATGCTTATGGTATTAGAGAATTATCAGCAGATTTGTTCTTTGAAGTTTAGGAGGTGCTATAAATGACTAATATATATAATTACGACAGTAAAAACTATGAATTAATAATAGGTAAAACAAGAGTTGAAGACTATGCAGAAGATACAAAAATCACTATTGAATATGATAATGATTTTAAAGGAATAACAAAAGGTATAGATGGAGCTAGAAGTATAAATCAACATAATGATTATGACGCAGTTATAAAGTTTAAAATACTTCAAAACTCTCCATTAAATTTAAGTTTTAAACAAATGGCATTAGCAGAAGGAGATAAAGGGACTTTCCCTGTAACTTTTATAAATAAAGGTTTAGATGGAACATTAGGAGCATTCTCAGCAAAAGGTTTTTTTAAGAAAATACCTAATTTGGAAATAGGACCAGATGCTAAGGCACTTGAATGGGAAGTACAATGTATTAATTTAAAATTAGCATAATAGAGTAGTTTTCACTACTCTATTTTTGGAGGATATATGGAAAAGAAAATAATAAAAGTTAATAATTATGATGTAACAGTAATGGAACAGCCAGCAAGTTATGTTTTGAATTTAGAAAAGAGAATAGGTAGAACTCATATAGTTGACTATACAAAAGAAATTTTAAAATATCCTAGTGGTGTTAATCCAAAACTTGAAGATATTATAGGAGTACCTGAAAGCATAAAATATAATGATTTAGAATTAAAACTTGATGATAATGGCATTTATACAATGGAACAACTATTTTTAGCTGGAATAGACAGCGTTGTATTTACAGGAGAAAGATTTTTAAAACTATTAAATAAAAATATAGATAATTACAAATATAAAGAAATAGAAGAAATAGGACTATCAGTTTGGGAGCAAGTGAAAAATATAGCTTTCTGTGGTTTCATTATGAATACATTTCGTGGAATGTAACTTAAATTATAATGCTGAAAGTATAGAAAGAATGATAATTGTATATGGTTATTTCATAAGAGATTTTGAAAGGGCTGAAAATTATTCAGTTAAAGAACTTAAAAAATACATTGAATATATTTCAGAAATAAAGAGGTAATGTAATGAGTGTAATTGGAGCATTAAAATTTAATATAGATACTTTTTTAAATTCAACAGGTTTTAAACAATTTAAAGCTAATTTAAAACAATCTATGAGTTTGAGCCAAAGATTTAAAGAAGTAACAGGAAGTACACTAGGGAAGTTAGCAATAGGCTATTTTTCAATAAGTGGGCTTGTTAGCCAATATAATAAGGCAGTTGAAGCAAGTAACTATCAAATAGAGCAAGAAGCTAAGTTATATAACACTCTAAGAGCTCAAAATTTTAGAGATGACCAAATAAAATCAATTATAGATATGACAGGAGAATTACAAAAATTAGGAGTTGTTGGAGATGAAGTAACTATTGCAGGTGCTCAAAGATTGGCAACTTTTAGAATGCAAGAAAGCAGTATTAAAAAATTATTGCCAGTTATGCAGGATATGCTTGTGAAAGAAAAAGGATTAAATGGTACAGGGCAAGATATGGAAGGTATCGCCAGCATATTTGCTAAGGCTATGAATGGTCAAACAATGGTTTTAAAAAGAAATGGAATTGTCTTATCAGAAAGAGAGGAACAATTACTAAAAGTAGGAACAGAAGAACAAAAGGTTGCTCTACTTGCAGAAGCAGTAAGAAGAAGTGTAGGAGAACAAAATAAAGAATTTTTAAAAACACCAGAAGGCAAAATTATAAATGCTAAAAATAGAATAGGAGATTTATACGAAACTTGGGGAATGTCTATAAGAGATACAAGAGCAAAGTTTTGGGAATTTATGGCAGAAAATGCTGATGGTATTCAAGATTTAGTTACTAAGGTTTTTAAGGCTGGTGGAAGTTTTGTAGATACTTTTATAGGTGTTTTTAGAGATATTAAAAGAGGTTTTAATGCATTGCCAGACGGAGCTAAAACAGGTTTAAAAGTTATAGGAGGTTTATTCCTTGCTACACAATTTCCATTACTTGCATTAGTAGGTGTTATTGAAGATGTATTCGCAGCATTTCAAGGTAAAGAAAGTTTTACAGAGGACGCTATAAATGCATTACTTAAATTTACAGGTACTGATTATAGATTTTCAGATTTAAGAAAAGGTGTATCTGATTTTTGGAAGCTATGGACTGAGGGAGCAGACAGTGGAATAGAAAAGATAACACTTACAACTAAGGTCTTATGTGATTTGCTAGACATTATAAAAGGCGGAGCAGGTTTTTTACAAATGACATTTGGTATTAGTGGTGGTTTAGTAAGAGATATTGGAGGAAACGTTTTAAGACTTTTTAAAGGCGAAGAATTTAAATGGGATAATTCATGGGGAAATATTAAAGGTGGTTGGAGTAAAATACGTGGCAGTTGGCAACATATGGATGAAACTTATGAGATGTATCAAAAATATGATGAAGAGCAGAAAAGAGAATTTGAGCAACGAGTAAAAGCAGTTGATTTCAGAAGAATAAATCAAAATATATTCGGAGTATCAACATCTATTCCAAATTTTAGCACAGCAGTGAATTATAATTACGATAATTCTGTATCAACAAATAATATGGGAACAAAAAATAATACTGTTAATTATAATTCTACTGCGAATGAATATAAAAAAAATAATGAGCCTGTAAAAATTGAACTTCCAGCAATTCTTAATGAAGCTATAAATAAATGGAATGAAGCTAAAAAAACTAGAACTCTTGATAGCAAAACAATAGATAAAGTTAAAAAAACTGTAAAGCCTGATGTAACAATAAATAGCAATCCAACATATAATGCAAGTTTTACAATCAATGAAGCTACTGATGGTAAAGAAATTAAAAATATGTTAGATAATTATTTAAGAAATCAAAAAACACAGGAAGAACAAAGAATAAGAGCACAATTAGGTATGAATTATGTATATTAGGAGGATACTATGAGTTTTTTCAAACAAGCAGTTGATATGGCTTTGGGTATGCTGGAAAACTCAAATCAAAGCTATATACAAGATATACCACTTGAAGTTATATCAGAAAAGACAAGAAGTTTACCGATGACATTACCAACTAAAAGAGTTGAGAATGGTTTTAATATAAGTGATAGTGTTAGAAAAGAGCCTATGATAATTAATATAACTGTTGTAGATAACAGCAGAGATTATTTATTGAATAGAGATAAATTAATGAAATTGCAAGAGTTAGGCGAAGAAGTGCAGTTTGTTTTTTCTAATAGAGACACTTATGAACATATGATAATTGAAAATATTGAAGAAATGGAAACAGGAGAGCAAAAATTTGGCTTTACTTATTATATAACTTTAAGACAGATACAAGTTGGAGAAATAAAAGAAACTGATGTAAAAATGGACAGTAAAAAAGCTAAGACATCAGGTGGCAAAAAGAAAAGAACAACAGCTAAGGTTAGCACTCCAACAGGTGCAGAAAAAAGCAAAGTCAATAAAGTTGTAAAACAAGAAATAGATAAAAGTATGTGGAAATATGCAGACCAAGCAGTAGATGGAATGCTTAGATAATAAATAAAACTAGGACATTGGCAAGTGAATAATACTGAGGAAAAATTTTAAAAATTTCTCTTGACTTTTGCACGTAAATATATTATTATATTTGTACAGGCGAAAGTAAGGAGGTGTAAAATGAAAGCCAAAATGGGTAGACCTACAAATAATCCAAGAAATAAAAGATTAGAGATTAGACTTAATGAAGATGAAGAAAAAAAATTAAAAGAATGTTCAGAAAAATTGAGTTTGACAAAAACTGATGTTTTAATGAAAGGGTTAGATGAAGTTTACAAGCAAATTAAAAAATAGGATATTGCAGACCGACCAAAGTTGACAATATCCTATACCATCAATCAAAGATTGATAAATCTATTATATCATTCTTTGGTTGGAATTTCAATAAAAGGAGATGTAATAGTATGAATTTAGTAGTAAAATTAGAAAATTATAATGGAAGTTATGTGGTAAGTAGTAGAATTATTGCAAATCAATTAGGGAAAAGGCACGATAGTGTTTTAAGAGACATTGATAAATTAATCTCTTCAAAATTGAATATTTTTAAATCTCCACAATTTTGTGGAGATTTAAAAAAGTCAATATTTCCAAATACTTATAAAGATAGTAAGAATAGAAATTATAGAGAATATCTTTTGACAAAAGATGGATTTACATTATATATGTTCAATATACAAGGTTATAATGATTTTAAAATGGCATATATAAATGAATTTAATAAAATGGAGCAAGAGCTAAAAAATAAAAAACAACGAGTTTTACCATTCTCAAATACAATGATGATACCAATAGATAAGGCTAAATATTGGACTAAAATTAAAAACCTATCAGATAAAGCCGAAAATATAAGAAAGGAAGTGTATAGGAAATTAAATTTATTATCTAATATGTCAGTACTAATTACAGATGAAATTGATAAACTTTCAAATATAGTTTTTGAAACAGAAGATTGTATAAATAAAATTGAGAAGAAAGATTAAACTTGAACTCAATCAATAAAGATATTCCTCAGTATTAATTTACTGGGGATTTTTTATTTAGGAGAAAATATGAAAGCAATAGAAATTGATGTAACAGATATAGAGAGTAGAGGAATAATAGCTGAATTACCTAATAATATCAATTTAGAGCTAATTTATAATACTTATGATAGTTTTATATATCTATCAATTTTAGATGGCTTAAATCAAAGAATAACAGGTTTTAATAAAGTAGTACCTAATATTGATTTTTTAAGTTTAGTAAGGAATGAAACTAATCTTCAATTAAGATGTATAAAAATTAATGATTTTGCTGAGGAAAAAGATTTTATTACTCCTCAAAATCTTAATAAAGATTATAAATTTTTCTTGATAGGTGATGATGATGAAACTTTGGAAGCAAGTTAGGTTAATAACAATAGGAGAGATAGTTTTTGATTATGAACAGCTAGACATTGATTTTGAAGTTAAGTGTACTGATGATAATAAGAGCGATATAGCAACTATAAAACTATATAACTTATCAGAAACAACAAAACAAAAGTTAAAAGAAAATCAAGATGTGTCCATTGACGCAGGATATAGAGAATTACACGGAGTTATATTTAATGGTATAGTTGAAAGTATTAGCACAAGTAGAGATGAAAATGATTTTATAACTACTATTGAAGCAACTCCAAATAATAGAGCTTATACAAACACTATTATAAATAGACAATTCAAGGCTGGAATAAAAGCCAGTGAAGTTATAAAACAAATTGAAAAAATGTGTAATTTTACTATGGATATAAAGGAACTAGGGAAAGATACTGTATATCCAAATGGCAAGGTATTTAGTGGAAGATTATCAAATGTTATACCAATACTTGCAAGAGATACTGGAACAATATCAAGGTTTACTAATACATCTATTGAATTTAAGTTACCTAATAAAGCTTATTCAAGTGTTATTCACTTAGGAGGAGAGCAGGGACTTATAAGAGTAGATAAAAAAATGGATAAAGCAGATATAAAAAAAGATGAAAAGAAAAGCAGTAAAAATAGTAAAAGCAACAGTAAGAAAAAAGGCAATAATAAAACATCTGGGAAAGGCAAACAAAAATTTGATATTGAATGTTTGCTAATTCCACTTATAAAAATAGGGCAATTATTAGAGATTGAAAGCACAACTTTTAAAGGAAAAGTAGTTGTGAAAGAGTGTGATTTTTCAGCAAGTGGTCTTGAAACATTTAGTGCAATGGCAACAGTAGAGGTGGTTTAATGATAGAAGTTATAAAAACATTAATAGACGATAGCTTGAACGAATTGCACACAAGTTTACCTTGTAAAATTAAATCAATTAATTATGGAGCTGGAACTTGTACTGTACAACCTCTCGCTAAAAGAGAACTATGTAAACAACTTATAAACTATCCTCCACTTATAGATGTAAGATTAGATTTTCTTAAATTTGGTGGTTGGACTTTTCAAATACCTCGTAAAGTTGGAGATATTGTATGGGTTGGGTTTAGTGAAACAGCATTATCAGATGAAACAAGCCTTGAAAGATTTAGTTTAAATGAGCCATACATAATAGGAAGTTGTGAAAAAGGTTTTGAAGATAATTCAGAAGATATAATTTTACAAGGTGCAGGAACTAGAATAGAAATTAAAGGTAATGGAGATATAACAATACTTGCTGGAAGTAATGAAACAACTATCATAAGTAATGTTACTTTAAATGGAAATTTAACTATAAATGGTAATACAACACAAACTGGGGATACTAAACAAACAGGAAATGTGTCAATAACTGGTGGAGTTACAGCAACAGAAGATGTACAAGGAGCAGGCAAGAGCCTTAAAGGACATACACATAGATATAATCCAGGAGGAGACCCTCAAACTTCAACAGGTAAAGCAGAATAGGGGGAAATATGACAAGTCCAAAATTAGACAGAGATTGTGAATTAGTATTTGATAACGGAGTATGTGAAATTGTTAGTAATGCAGAAGATTTAGTACAAGCTATTAGAGTTGAATTAGAGCAAAACAAAGGACAATTCGCATTAAATACAGCTTGGGGTACTCCATATTTGAATGATACTAACACAGGTATTTTACAATTAAAAGATAATAAAAATAGGATAATTCAAGAAGTCAGCAAGGTTATAAATAAATATGATGGTGTAGAAAAAATTGAAAGCATTGAATTTGAAGATAATATTTTAGTTGCTAATATAAGAATTAATGGGGAGGTGTACACAATTTGATAACAGATAAAGGTTTTATAGTGCCTACAATAGATGAAATATATACAAGAAAATTAAATGACTTTAAAAGTGTAAAGCCAGATTTAAGAGAAACTGACAGCAATATCATTATTGCTTGGTTAAGGTTTGATAGTGCAGAAGAATACGATAGTTATTTACAAGCATTATCAGCATTTAATCAATTATCAGTTTATACGGCGACTGGGAGCAACTTAAATGCTATAACAAGTCATTTAGGTATGACTTGGAATAAAGCAAAAAAAGCAGTAGGCAAGATTACAGTTACAGCAGAAATTGGAACACAAATACCACAGGCTTGGGGTGTAGAAACTAAATCAGGGGTTAAGTTTGTAACATTAAATACATCTACTATTACAACAATTGAAAGAGAGACAGATATTGAAGTAATAGCCTTAAATGCTGGAACTGATGGTAATGTTAGTGCAGGAGCTATAACAGAACAAACAGAGATTTTAACAGGAGTTATATCAATTAATAACAAATTAAATACTCTTGGTGGTAAAAATTTAGAAACAGATACAGAGTTAAGAGAAAGATATTTAAAAAGACTTGATAGAAAGAGTTCATTTACAACAGAGGGTATAAAAAATTATATACTTCAAAATACAAATGTACAGAAATGTCAAGTCATAGAAAACGATACTGATGATTTTGATAGTGCTGGAAGATTAGCACACAGTTATGAATGTATTTGCTATGGAGATACTAACGAAAATATCTTAAAAGCTCTTTATGAATATAAAATTGCAGGAATAAGAACTGTTGGAGATATTACAAAAAATTTCGGTGAAATAACAGTAGGTTTTACAAGACCAACAGAAAAGACTATATATTTGAAAGTTGAAGTTGAAGCTATTAAGGAGATTTGGAAAGAAGATTTTAAAAAAGTAATAAAAGATATTTACTTAAAATATTTAGATGAAGTTGAGCCAGCTGGAACTATTTATCTATATAAAATAATTGGAGAAATTTATAAAAATACAAGTGGTATAAAAACACTAAAACTTAAATTAGGAGATGTAAAATACAGCGAGCGGGAAGCTGATTATATTTTATCTACTAAGGAAGTGGCAGTTGCTAATGAAAATGACATAACTATTGAGGTTAATCAATGATTTTAAATCGTGTCCCGCATATATATCATAATACAGTATATTCTAAAAAAATGTTTGAAATAGCAGAAAGTAAACATTTTAGAATAAGAAATATTTATAATTTAATCTCTAATTTCAATGATATAGATAAATCAGAAGGCTATTTATTGGATTTACTAGGAAGTAATTTTAAAATTCAAAGAAATGGTTTGAATGATATTGAGTATAGGAAAATACTAAAATTTGAAATATCACTTTTACAGTTCTTAGGAAGTCCACAGGAAATTATAAGAATTTTATCAGAATATTTTAAATTGAATGAGGAAGAATTTAGGATACTTGAACTATCTGGGAAAATTCTTATAAGTATTCCAGAGAAATTAGATAAAAAAGAAGTTTTTAATTTAGTAAGAAAAATAAAGGGTGCAGGTGTAGGACTTGAAATTATAAATGGAATTTATGTAGAGGACTATTTAATTTCAGAATTACACGAAATGACATTAGAAGAAATTGAAAAGATTACACTAGCAAGAGAAGAATACTATATTGAAATGTATAGTTTATCAGAACTTGAAGAAATGGAATTAAGTCAATTAGAAGAAATTAAAATTTCAAGGAGGTAAAAATGACACAATGGATAGAAGATCCACAAGGTAGATTAGAAGTTGAAAAAGTAACAAAGGAAATGAAATTACCAGTATGGAAAGCAAATCACAAGGGAAAGTTTAGAGATTTTTGGAATGAATTATGGGATAAAATTGAAGATTATGTTGTTAAATTAAAAGGAGATACAGAAAAAAAATCAAAAGGCTTAAACGATAGACTTGTATCAGCAGTTGGAAAACACGACGGGGATTTTCCTATTTCAAATGCTGTTGTTGGGAATGTCTATTATTCAGAACTAACAAAAAAATATTATAAGTGTAAAATTGGTGGACCTGCTCCTATGCCAAATGGAAACTTTATAGATATGAGTATATTAGAAAATCTTAATAGATTGGAAAATCTATACAATATTAAAACTTACAGTTACCATAATACAGAAGATGTTAATAGTGATATGTACATTCATTACACTGTGTTAAAGATAATGAATATTTGTATACTGGAAATAAAATTTGCAAGAGTTGCAAATAAAGATATAGTGATGCCTGCTAATCCTTTACCAGCAGAATTTAGACCGAAAAGTGTTGAATATTTATCAGCTATTGCCTCAACAGGTGGGGTTAAGATGGACTATCATTGGCTTAGATTAGAGCCAAATGGAAATTTCTATACTCATAATAATGCTGGAATAACTGTTAGAAATTTGCAGACGACTATTGCTTATGTAACTGCTAATTAATTTTTAAACAATACCAATTATTGTAATTTCAAGTGTTTGACCTCCTACTGAATAAACTTTTATTTTTCTATTAAGATTTATATAGTTATATGTAGCTAGTCAAAAAGACACTTATAATTTTTTTGAAGTTACTTTGACTTTTAGAGTTCTTATACCTTGTCTATTTAGTGATGGAACAGATATCCTAAAAATATTAAATTTTTGAAAGGAGAATAAATTATGTATTATATATATTCAAAAGAAAAATTACCAAAAGTTTTATTTGATGTAAATTTAACATCAGAAGAAGTTAAATTATATGGTGGTTGGGATGTTATTTTTTCATATTATCCTAAAGTAAAAAAAGATGAAACAATAATAGTTGAAAGAAATGCACCGTTTAATTATCCGATTTTAAACGGTAATACAATTAGAGAAATGACAAGAGAAGAAAAAGTTGAAAATGATATAGAAGTACAACTTGAAGCTGGAGAGGTTATAAGAAATAAAAAAATAATCAAAATACCTAAACCTCAAAAAAATGAAAAATACTTAACTTGGAACAAAGAAAAAGAACAGTGGGATTATGATACAGAGAGAGAACAAAAAGACTATTTTAACACAATAGATAATATAAAAGCTGCTGTATTGGAGTATGGATTTGATTATCAAGTAGAAGGGGAACAACATAGACAGAGATGTCGTGATAAAGATATAACTTTATTGGCTTCAAATGTAACTTTTATGTTGGCAGAAAAAACTATTTATGGAAAAGAAAAACCTATAACTTGGTATTTTGAAGATAATTTCGGTTTAGAATTAGATTTACAGAAATCATTAGTGTTAGCTGGTTTTGGAAAAACTTTTACTCAATCAGTTTATGATACAGAAAACTATTTTAAAACAGAGGTAGCACCAAAAGAAGTTACAAAAGAGGAATTTGAAGCTAAGAGAAAAGAAATACATAATAAATTGGTCAAAATGTAATTTAAAAAGTTTAAATTAATTAGAGGTAGTTTTATATAGCTTCATCTAATTAATAACTAAAAACAACAAATTACAAAGTCTAATTAATAATTTTTAAGAAAGGAGAGCAACAAAATTGAAAGTAGCATTAATTATCGGACATAACAAAAGAAGCAAAGGAGCATATTCGCAAATAGTCGGCTCTGAATATGACTACTGGAAAAGAATAGCGGAAAAAATTAAAACTGAAATTCCAGCATTGGTAGATGTATATGAGAGAAAGCCAAATCAATATTACACAAGAGAAATGTTTGAAGTGCTGGAAGAACTTAACAAGAATGATTATAAGTTCTGTATGGAACTTCACTTTAATGCAGCAGCAAGTGAGCAAGCTAATGGTTGCGAATGCTTGGTTTACTGTGGAAATAATAAGGCTAAGGCACTAGCAACAGATTTTATGGCTAGATTGCAAAACAAGTTTGACAGCAAGATAAGGACCAAAGAAAATACTTTAAAAGAAACTAAGGTTGTAAATGGAAAAGAATTAACAACAGAAAAGAAAGAAGTTACAAGAGGTTTAATCTTAATTCAAGATTCTAAAATTAGGGGAGGCTATGGAATATGTAAATCAAAAGACACTTACATACTTATTGAGCCTTTCTTTGGTAGTAATAACGATGAGTCTTTGAAGTTTTCTGTGGAAAAAGATGTTGTAGATTTATTTATTAATTTTATAAAAGAAAATATTTAATAAACAGTCTGGTCAGACAAATTTATTATAAAAATTTTAGGAGGTATGAAATGGAAGCATTTGTAGAAAGAATGGTTGTGGAAAAAAATGAATTACAAGACAGAGTAACAAAATTAGAAAATTTTGTAAATGGAGAAAAGTTTAGAGAATTAAAAGGTTTGGAGCAAGTTTATTTAAAAGAGCAGCTAAAATTTATGAGAGGCTATTTAAGTGTATTAAGACAAAGAATTAATTTTTATAACAAATAACAGGAGGTTTAAAAATGAAAGATTTTATTAATCAAGCAATAGGGTATTTAGCAGGTTTTAGTATAGAACAATGGATATGGATAGCAGTAGCAGGATTGATTTTAGTTTATCTTATTTACAACAGAAAACAATATGTAAATGTATTTAGACAATCAGTTATTTTTGCTGAAGAAAGTTTTAATCACGGAGAAAATAGAAAGAAATTAGAAGCAGCAGTAAATTTTATATTATTTAGAACTTCTAGTTTACCTTGGATAGCAAGAATTATAATTATAAAATTTATTAGCAGAAAAAGAATGATTGATATTATAGAAAAGACATTACAAAAGTTTTCTGATATCTTTGCTAATGGATATAAAGTAGATATAAAAGGTAATGAGGAAGATGGAGAAAACTAAATTAAAATTAGAGTTTATTTCAAATAAAAAAGCAGTTTTGCTCCAAGATTATATCTATTCAATCAATGGGTATGAAATAAAGGTATTTAAGGGTTTCATCACTGATGGAGCCTCTGTACCTAAATCTTTGCAATGGCTATATAATCCTTATGGCAAATATATTAATGCAGCAGTTATCCACGATTATTTATATAGTACTTATAACAATACTGGCATAAATAGAACTCTTGCAGATAAAATATTTAACTTTATTATGAAAGAAACAGGAGTAGATAACAGGACCAGAAGAAAGTTTTATATGGCAGTTAAGTATTTTGGAGAAACATCTTGGAAACCTAAGTTGAAGAATGAGGGATACAAAGATAGAGCTGTTATAGATAGGACCAAAGAAGCCAGAGAGTATTATGCATACTGGTATAAAATTTTAAGATTATAATTAGGGGTTGGTAAAGTGGCAATTTTATTAAAATTTGGAGCATATTTTATAGCTTTTTTGATATGGTTAATAGGAGGCTTTGATATATTAGCAAAGGTATTATTTGGCTTAATGTTCCTTGATTATTTAACTGGGCTAATTGTTGGGTATAAAATGCAAAATATTAATTCTAAGAGAGCTTTTAAGGGATTAAGAAAAAAACTTTTAATCCTAGTTATTTTATGCGGGGCTAGTTTAATGCATAAATTAGTTCCAGACTTAGCGTTTAGAACTCTTGTAGGAATGTTTTACTGTGCAACTGAACTGCTTAGCATAATAGAAAATGTTGCAAAAGCAGGAGTACCAATACCTAAGAAACTTAAAAAAGCATTAGAGCAGCTAAGAGAAGAAGATAAAAAAGAATAAATAAAAAAGTCCAGTTATTAGCTGGACTTTTATTCGTTTATTTGATTTTCTATTGTTTTTATAATATCAAAAATATTGTTTTCTAAGTCTATACCTAATTTTAAAAGTTCTTCAACATAGATTTATGAAAATGCTCTCTCTTTTTGACATAGCCAACAAGTAGCCAACAAACAATTTTTTTATATAATAAAAAATATTTATAATGATAGAAAAAATTGAAAAATATATATTTCTATTGTAAAATATAAAAAGTGAAATATATAAATATTAAAAATAATTGATATAAATAAAATGAAAACAAGTGAGTTACATTCCAGATTTTAAGATAAAAATTAAATAGAATGAGCCG